TGTGGGGTATACAAGAGTACATGGCAAAAGGCTTTGAGAACCTTGAAAAATGTCCTGAGTGGGTAACATACGGCATGTATGCAAGTATCGCTGCTAGCTTTGGGCTACGATCATTTACTAAATTAAGGAGGAAATGATGGCGTTTAAATTATCACAGAGAAGTTTAGGACGATTAGATGGAGTAAAAGCAGAAATGCACTCAGTTGTTACGCATGCCATCACAGTGTGTAACGTCGACTTCGGAGTGATCTGTGGTCTCCGCACCGAGGCAGAACAAGCTGACCTCGTAGCTCGTGGGGCATCACAGACGATGAAGAGTAAGCACTTAACAGGAGATGCCGTCGACTTAATGGCGTATGTTTCTGGACGGGCGAGCTGGGAGTTGAACCTGTACGATGATATAGCCGACGCAATGAAAGAAGCAGCTGTACGAGAAGGTGTTAAAATTCGTTGGGGCGCGGCATGGCATATAGATGACCTTCGTGACTGGGAAGGCACAGCTGAAGAAGCTATGAATGCTTACATAGACCTACGTCGTTCTCAAGGTCGACGACCTTTTATTGATGGACCACATTTTGAGCTGATGTAATGCCTTTAAAGAAAGTAACATTTAAACCTGGAGTTAATAGAGAACGCACCCGATACACCAACGAGGGTGGGTGGTTTGACTGTGATAAGATACGCTTTCGACAAGGTAGTCCTGAGAAGATAGGTGGGTGGACACGTATATCTGATAACACGTTTGACGGAAAGGCTCGTTCTATACGTGCATGGACAACGCTTGGTAACATACCGCTTGTAGGTATAGGTACACATAAAAAGTTTTATATAGAAGAAGGGGGCAGATACTACGATATTACCCCTGTGCGTAAAACCACAACAGCTAGTGCCAGTACAATTAATCTTGCCAGAACTGACGGGTCGACAACTATAACAGTAACCGATACTGGACATGGGGCAGAGATAGGAGATTTTGTAACCTTTGCGGGGTTTACTACGTTAGGAGGTGGGATAACAGCAGCTGTACTTAATAAAGAACATGAAATAACGGGTGTTACGTCAGCAAATGTATATACGTTTACTGCTACAGCTACCTCTACAGGCGCGGCTAACACTGATTACACTGGTTCAGGTCAAACAGCACAATATCAAGAAAACATAGGAAAAGAAGGGCAAGCTGCACTAACAGGTTGGGGTGGAGGTGCTTGGAATGAAACAGGTACAACATGGGGTAATAGTGGGTCAACTACATTTGGTATTCGTTTGTGGCATCAACAAAACTTTGGTGAAGACTTAGTATTAGGGTTTGATGGAGGTAAACTATACACATGGGACGCTACAAATGGTAAATCTACCAGAGGAGTGCTTGTGTCTGGTTTGGCAGGTGCATCGGGAGTTCCCACTTCTCATAACAACTTAGTGGTATCTGATGTAAGTCGTTTTGTTTTCTGTCTAGGAGCTAACCCTTTTGGAGCAGCTGATTTAGATCCTTTGCTAATTAGATGGTCGGATCAAGAAAGCTTAGTGGATTGGACACCTTCAGCAACCAATCAAGCAGGTAGTTTACGTTTATCGCAAGGCTCAAAGATCATTACAGGCGCAAACTCACGACAATCCGTGTTAGTTTGGACAGATGCCGCATTATATAGCTTACAGTACGTAGGTGCGCCTATAGTATGGGGAGCTAATTTAGTTGGTGAAAACATATCTATAGCCTCTAAAAACGCTGTGGCGTATGCAAATGGTATAGCTTACTGGATGGGTACAGATAAGTTTTATAAATACGATGGTAGAACAGAAACACTTAACTGTGATCTACGTCGTTATGTGTTTAACGATTTTAACGAAGACCAATACGAACAAGTATTTGCAGGTACAAATGAATCGTTTAACGAGATATGGTGGTTCTATTGTGCAACAGGGTCAGACGTGCCGAATAGGTATATAATATACAATTATGCTGAGAACGTGTGGTATTTTGGCAACTTAACACGCACTGCATGGGTGGATTCAGGAGCAAGAGACCACCCACTTGCGGCTACCACGTCAGGTAAGTTGGTAGAACATGAACAGGGGTTAGATGATAACGAAACAACCACACCTGCAGCGATAACTGCGTTTATAACATCTGCGGATTTTGATCTTGATGATGGGGATAGGTTGTTTTTAGTAAATAGAATTATGCCTGATGTAACGTTTGATGGTTCTACCGCAGTTAGCCCTTCTGTTACACTTACACTAGACCCGTTAACAGACTCTGGGTCAGGCATTAAGTCCACCCCGTCAGAAGGTGGAAACAGTAGTGGCACAGTAACACGTTCTGCTACGTCGCCTGTAGAAGCGTTTACCAGTCAACTTGACGTACGTGTTAGAGGGCGACAGCTTAACTTAAAGATACAATCCAGTGCTGTAGGGGTGCAATGGCAACTTGGCTCTCCTAGATTGGATATGCGACCTGATGGGAGACGTTGATGAGTGTAGATCTAACAGATTATGACGTGCTTTTTCGCGCTCCTGCGTTACCCCTACCAAGGGCAGAATATAGTCGAGAAGAAGCTATGAAGCTAAACGATGCGTTACGCCTGTATTTTAACCAAATAGACGAGCAGTTTAGAAAGAATACGTTGAAAGAACAATCAGATGCACAGGGGTGGTTTATTAGCTAATGGCAAATAACTATAAAAACTCCAAAGTAGACCTCACAAGCACCAGTATAACTACGTTATATACATGCCCTGCAAGCACCACAGCTATCATGAAATCTATCTTGGTGTCAGAGGACTCAGGTAATGCTGACACAATAACATTGACCATAACAAGTGGGTCAGACGTATTTAGTATATATAAAGTAAAAGCTGTAGGTGCAAATGGCACAGTAGAGCTACTAACAGCCCCTCTCGTTGTGCAAGCATCAGAGATACTAAAGGTAACAGCAGCAACAGCAAACAGACTACACGTGGTAGCAAGTTATCTGGAGATTACGTAATGGAGCTGGTAGATAGCAAGAAACAGAAACTAAGTTACAACCAAGTGTTGTTTGGTGCTATAACAAATCTTAAGAGTTCAGGTCAAATACCAAAAGGTGTTACCATGCGACAGGTAGCGGCTACAGTGCTTGATGAGATAGGAAATAAAAACGTGCAAACTGTGCAGATAGGAAACAGCATATTTGTAGGGACATTCACTCCCGAAAAGAATAATATGTACGTGCGAATATATAATATGGATGTAGGGCGTAACCTTATAGATAATATGTACAACTATGGAGCTTTTTTACAAAAAAAGGGTGTGGCTTTTGTCAGCGCATATATAGAGGACGAACGGCTATTACCAGGGTTACGTGTTTTACAAAGACGTTTTGAAGAAAAAGGCACGGGATTAGATGTTGTGGAGTTAGAAAAAGGTGACGGGTTCGGTATGTTTGTAAAATTTGGTAAACAACCTCTCATGAAAGCTGCGTAATGGGTAACATAATAAAAGAAGTTTCTGATTTTGTAGGAGATGTGGTTAGACCCGTGGCTGATACCGCGGCTGACATACTGCGTCCCGTTGGTGAAGCCATACTACGTAGTGATGAGGTTAAAACTGTTGTAAATGTAGCAGCGGTGGCAACAGGTAACTCGTGGGCTGTGCCTATAATTAACGGTGCGGATGCTATAGACGAGGGAGCTGACCCCGAAGACGTATTAAAAACAATAGTTGTGTCTACTGTAGCTGCAGGTGCAGCAGATGTCGTAGGGGACGTAGTCGCTGAAACTATAGCAGATCAAGTAGGTTCTACTGTAGCTAATTTTGTAGCAGATACAGGTGTAAACGTAGTAACAAACGGAGGTGACATAGGCGCTGCTGTGTTAGACAGCACTCTAGCCAGTACAGCAGCCGTATCTAAAACTGTAAACACGATAGTAAGCACTGTAGGCATAGATACCAGTACCGAGCTTGGTAAGTCTTTAAATGACGCTCTAGAAGCAGGAGTGACAGCAGAAATAAAAGGTGAAGATGGGGTGCAAGCTGCGTCCATAGCGGCTCTATCTGATACTGTTATAGATCCCATACTAGAAAAAGGGGATAACTTAACACCTGAAGCTCTTGATGACGTGTCAACACTTGTGTCTACAGCGATAGCAGCAGGTGCAAAAGGGGACAATGTATACGATGCCATAAATAGTCAGTTGGACGGCATAGCCACCGCTGATCTAAGAGACTTAGTTAAAACAAAAGTAAAAGACTTTATTGACCCTGTGGAAGAGCTACCAACAGATACAGGAGAGTTGTTAACTGAAGCAGTGCTACCTGACGCAGAGACGCTAGAAAAATTTAAAGACAAGCCCGTGCAGGGTGATCCGTTAACAGAAGCACAGGGAGAGTTTGAGAAGATAGACGCACCTCCCACATTAGGTGATCCACTAACAGAAGCTCAAGACAAGTTTGAAAAAATAGACAAACCTCCTGTAAAGATACCTTATGCAGGTCCTACTGATCCTACAGACCTGTTTCCACAAACAAAAACAGCCGAGGAGGAGCTAGACGCTTTAGGTATAGACTCTAAATCCTTGTCTGAACAAGAAATATTGGGTGATCCTAAGACTTTCACGGGACCTGTAGGCGCAGGGATTGGACCTGAAATGACTGATGAGGACTTTCAAAGCCAACTATCAGGTATATTGGGAGAAGAAGGACCTACTCTAGGCGATATTATATCTCAGGCGCAAACAAATTTAGCAGATACAGGTTATAACGTAGGTAAAGGTGCTTTAGAAGCATTTGCTCTAACTGTTGAAGGTGGGGCGAACAGCGCAGACTTTCTTGTTAATAGGTTTAGAGCCGCTGTTGATAAGGACCCCTCTAGATTTTTTAGGGACGCAACAGGTAAAATCGTATCAGATTTAAATGCGGGTAGTGATTTTTTCAAAGGTAATATTAGCACGGCTAATTATATAAGGCAGCTTGACGCATTACCTGCTGACGGGATGACTTTTGGTGAAGCTCTGCCTGGGGGAACACAAGCTTTAGACAGAAAAGGTAGACCCTACGGAACAGATAAATTTGCTACTTTTTTAAACGCTGCGGAGGAGTTTGGTGATGTTGCTACTGACATAGCTGTGCTGGCTATAACAGGACCTCTTATAGGTAGCGGAATAGTAGCAACCGCAGGGTATTTAGAGGGACAAGCAGATTCTGCTCAGAGGATACGTAAAGAACTAAAAGACGCTATAAAAAACGGTGCGTTAGACGATAATGTAGGGTGGCAAACAACTTTAGCAGATGCTGGAGGAGACGTAGAAAAAGCCATAACAAAAGTTGAAGATCAGTTATATGG